GAGAAGATGAATCTCTAGGTGCGAGAACTGGAAAAGAATCCACTAAGTCACAGTCTATGAAAGATCGTAGAGATGAGTCTTATGGAAAATGGGGCGATAGACCAAACCAAAAAATTAATAAGTAGGTATTATGGGAGTAGTCGGAGCAGCATTAAGAGGCTTTGGTAAAGCTTTATCAAAAAAATCTGGAACAATTAAATCTGTTCCTATAGCTAAAAATTTAACAAGAAGAAGAAAAGATTTTGAAGATATTGTTCAGGCTGTTAATAAACATGGTAAATCATCTAAAGCTTCAAAAATAAAAAAAGACGCAGCTATAAAAGTTTCTAAAATTCACGATAAATATGAAGCTATAAAAGCTAGGGGAAAATAATGAGTAAATGGACTAGAGCAAACCCGTTAGCAGCAGTACCAGGATACAATGTCCCTCGTGGTCATTTTGCGAATGGTTATACTAATGGGGGAGATAGAGTTGGATTTAAACGTGGTGGAAGTGTAAGAGACACTACTCGAAACCCTCATAAAGATTCTCCATCTACTAAACCTCGTAGGGAGAGACCTAAAGCATCTGATTTGTGGAGAAAAACCGCTAAAAAAGGTGGTTGGATTCAAGATGCAACAGCATCTATAAAAAAACGTGGAACTAAAGGAAAATGCACACCGATTACAAAAAAAGGTTGCACTGGACGAGCAAAAGCGTTAGCAATGACATTCAAGAAAATGGGAAAAGCTAGAAAAGGAAAATAATATGCCAATAATTCGAGTCTCAAGTGATGAAGGTAAACCACATTCTTCAAAAGCAGGAAGAAGAGAGGCATCCCAACGTGCTTACAAGCGGCAATTTGGAGGAAGTAAAAAAAGGGCTCCTACTGACATAGTCAAAAAGTTAAGAAACGCCTTAGCGGGAGGTATAAAAGGTAAACCTCATTCTTCACCTGAAGGACAAGCAGCTTCAGCTGGACGTACAATAAAAAGATTAGGTCAAAGGAGAGAAGATTCTCTTAGAGAAATTAAACCGTTTAAACGTAAACAGGCAGAGATTCAGACAAAATTGAAAAGCCCGGAAGAATATAAAGCAGGTGGAGCCGTAACAAGATTTAGATCAAGTGGACCAGAAGGAAAACCGCATTCTACAAAAGAAGGAAGAAGCGCGGAAGCACAGCGTGCTTACATGAGACAACATGGTCCGCAAGAACCTCGTAGAAAAAGAATCTGGCCAAAACGTGCCGCAAAAGCAACAGGTAGTTCTGTAGGAAAAACTAAGGGCCGTGAAGGAGGTCCTAAATACCCAATCCAGCCAATGCCACCAGACTACTGGAGAAATAGATTAAAAGATTTAGGTCGTAGGAAATTTCCTCGACCAAAAGAAAATTTAATCGAAAAACTTGGAGGAAGTGAAAAAGCTAAACCGCATTCTACAAGAGAAGGAAGAGTTGCTTCAGGAGAACGTAGAATAAGAAGAATACTTAAAGCAGGTGATAAACCAAGACCAAGACCAAGACCAAGACCAAGACTAAAACCATGGATTGAATCACCAAACCCACCAAAACCTAAGAAAAGATTCATGACTCCACTTCGTGCTAAAAAAGGCGTAGGTGGAATTGCAAAAATCATCGGTAGAAAAGCAGTGGAATGGATTAAAAAAAATAGAAAAACTATTAAAAAAGAAATCTATTCTCCAGAAGGTAAAAAGAAAACTCAAGATCTAACAAAAAAATTACAAGAAGGACTGAAGAGACCAGGACACGCTAAAGGTGGAAGCGCCGTTAGTAAAAGTGGTGGAATTACACATAAATCACAATCAGGAATTGGACCTAGTAAAAAATCTCAAAAAAAATATTACGACAAACAACGGGACGCTGTTAGAGAAATGAACATGAGTGGTAGGGGAAAACAATTAAGATATGAAAGTTTTACTGATAGAAAAACTGGAAGATTAGTGCCCGATACTGAACGTAATAGAGAACGATATGGAAAAGATAGAATATATAAATCTCCAGAAAAAATAACTAAAATTTGGAAAAAAGGAAAACCTACTTACAAAGCTAAAGGTGGAAGAATAGGTCTCCAACATGGAAATAGACCAAGACCACAAGGCCCTCATACATGGGTAAAAAGTGGTGGTGCAGTTCTTAAAGGCAAAAAAGTCGGTATTCAAATAAAATAATGAACCTATTAAAAAAATTGTGGAACTTCCTATTCGGGAAAAAAGAAAAACCCTTAATTTTAGAAACTCCTGCAGAAAAAGTACAAACAGTTAATCATTGCAGCTCTCATTTGAGATTTAGGAAAAATTGCCCTGATTGCTTAAGAGTAGTAGCCCTTATATAATATGGAAGCCGAACATATCGTTCATAAACTTCAAAGAGCATTAGAAAGAAGAGTCAATCAATTGGCAATCTCGGTTACGTCTGGAGGGGTTGACAACATGGAAACTTACAAGTATATAATAGGACAAATTAATGCACTGGAATCAGTGCGACAGGAAATCTCTAACCTGCAACATGATAAGGAGCTAAATGACACATCAGGAACCGTTATCGACCTCAGCAAAGGTCTCAAAGATTCACCTTCCAAATAAAGAATTAGTTGGATTAAAAAAACCAAAAGAAATTACTAAAGAAACTACAAAATTACCTAAACCCACTGGTTGGCGTATATTAGTTTTACCTTTCAGAATGAAAGAAAAAACTGACGCAGGTCTTTTAATCGGATCAGAAACCATAGACAGACAGCAAGTAGCATCACAATGCGGAAACGTAATGGCGATGGGCGATGCTTGTTATAAGGATAAAGAGAGATATCCTAACGGTCCGTGGTGCGCGGTTGGTGATTGGGTGGTCTTTGCACGTTATGCAGGATCACGTATAGAAATTGAAGGTGGAGAGGTTCGTCTTTTAAATGAAGATGAAATTTTAGCAACAGTACAGGATCCAACAGATATCCTGCACAAATATTAACATAGGAAGGAACTATGCCAGAAGAAGAAAAAAAACCAAGTGAAAAATTGGTTGATATTGATACATCAGGGCCTGAAAAAGATGTAGCAGTAGAAGAAGTAAAAGAGGAGGCCGTTGTAGAAACCAAGGAAGAAGAACCAAAGATCACGGAAGTTGAAAAAGAAGAACCAAAAAAAGAAGAAGATACTAAACTAGAAGAATATAGTAAAGGCGTTCAAGGACGTATTGCTAAACTCACAAGAAAAATGAGGGAAGCGGAACGTAGAGAAGCTGCTGCTACTGAATATGCTTCTGCTTTAGAATATCAAAGAAAGGCAGATCAGGATAGATTTCAAAAAGTTGATTCTGATTTTACTAAAAAATTTGAGGACAACATCAAAACGGGAATGGAATCTGCGCAAAATGAATTAGCGCGTGCCATTGAAGCGGGTGATGCTGCAGCTCAAGTTCAAGCAAACAAAAGAATTGCTACATTAGCATTTGATAGTGCAAAAATGGAGCAACGAAAAGAAAGTAGGGAGCAGGAAAAACCTGTACAACTTTCTGACGGTGGACAATTACCTAGAGAGACACCAAGACAAATGCCACAAGCTGATCCTATGGCTGAAGATTGGGCAAGTAAAAATACATGGTTTGGACGAGACAGACCTATGACTTTTACTGCGTTCGAGATTCATAAGGATTTAGTTGAAAAAGAGGGATTTGATCCTAAGTCTGACGAATATTATATGGAAATCGATAAAAGAATAAAAGTTGACTTTCCCCATAAATTTGGTAATAGTGAGACAACTACGCCTAGACCCGTTCAGTCGGTGGCTTCTGCGAATAGAAGCGTAAAACAAGGGCGCAAAACTGTGAGACTCACTTCTTCACAGGTGCACATTGCAAAAAAATTAGGAGTGCCACTCGAAGAGTATGCAAAACAATTAAAACTCACGGAAGGAGCATAAGCATATGATAAAAGACAAAAAAATAACTTCTCGTGCGGCGGAAACTCGGACAAAAACTGAACGTCCTAAAGAGTATAAGCCACCATCCTCTCTGGATGCACCACCAGCGCCTGACGGTTTTAGACACCGTTGGATTAGAGCTGAATCAATGGGTTTCAACGACGGTAAAAATGTTTACGGAAGATTGAGATCTGGGTACGAGTTAGTGAGAGCTGACGAATACGACGATTCAGATTACCCTGTCATCACTGACGGAAAACACGCTGGAGTGATTGGAGTAGGAGGCCTATTGTTGGCTAGGATACCTGAAGAACTCGCGCAACAACGTGTTGATTATCAGAAAAGACAAACTGAAGGTCAAGACGAAGCTGTAGACAACGACTTACTGAAGGAACAACATAAGAGTATGCCGATCGACATCGATCGACAGTCTCGCGTAACCTTCGGTGGTACAAAGAAGTAAATTTTATTTCTCGGGATAACAACCAATTCCCTATCATCGATTTAAATCAACCTGTTTATAGGAAACTATAAACTTTAAGGAGTAATAACATGGCAAATAGAAACGATAGTGGTTTTGGTTTGATTCCTACAGGTACGCTTGGCTCAACGCCATCTACTCAAGGACAAGGCAAATACTACATAGCAGCTGCGTATGATGCTGACTTATTCCAAGGATCATCTGTAAGGATTGTCAATGGATATCTTATATCAGCGCAAGCTTCTATCACCACGTCAACTATCGGTGTGTTAAACGGTATTTTTTATAATGCCGCTACCACATTGAAGCCGACATGGTCAAACTGGTACAACCAGCCTATTACTCCAGCAAACAGTGAGAACATTACAGCATTTGTTCTTGATAACCCTTTCCAACTTTATGTTGGTTCTGCTGCCGCAGCAGTTCTACAAGCTGACGTTTTTGAAACGTATGGCTTGACGGTAACTGCAGCAGGTAGTGAATTAAGTGGTCAATCAAGTTCAGAGATTGTTGGAACTGTTCACGCAACGGCAAACGCATGGAGACTTTTACGTTCGGCTGAGGATCCTGAGAACAACGACATTACAGCAACTAACTGCAGTTTTGTTGTGGTTCAGAATCTCAACCAAGTAAACTCTGGTGGTTTGACGTCTGCATCATAATAGGAGCACATAGACATGGCAATATCACGAGCACAGCTAGTTAAAGAACTAGAACCAGGCCTAAATGCACTATTTGGGCTGGAGTACAAGCGTTACGAAAATCAACACGCTGAAATATACGTTACTGAATCAAGTGACAGAGCTTTCGAAGAGGAAGTTATGTTAACAGGATTCGCTAACGCTGATGTAAAAGCAGAAGGACAAGGCATTTCATACGATGAAGCGCAAGAGTCTTACACTGCTCGTTACACAATGGAAACGATCGCGCTTGCTTTCGCTATAACTGAAGAAGCTATCGAAGATAATCTCTACGATAGACTAGCTTCTAGATATACAAAAGCATTAGCAAGATCTATGTCTAACGCAAAAGAAGTTAAAGGTGCATTACCTTTGAACAATGGTCTACCTTCAGTAGCTACGTTCAAAACAGGTGACGCAATAGCATTATTCAGTACAGCACACCCGTGCTCAACTGGACCTAATGTTAAAAACACTTTATCGACTCAAGCGGACCTTAACGAAACATCATTGGAGCAGTCTTTAATAGACATCGCTGCAATGACTGACGAAAGAGGTTTGAGAATTGCAGCTAAAGGAGTTAAAATGATAATTCCTTCTGCAAATCAGTTCAATGCTGAGAGATTGATGAAATCTCAAGGTAGAACTCAGACAGCTGATAATGACATCAATGCAATCAACAGTATGGGAATGATCCCACAAGGTTATAGAGTTAATAACTTTTTAACTGACTCTGATTCATGGTACATCATTACAGACGTTCCAAACGGTATGAAAATGTTTTCAAGAACTCCATTGAGTACATCAATGGAAGGAGACTTTGATACTGGTAACGTAAGATACAAAGCTAGAGAAAGATACGCTTTTGGCGCATCTGACTTTAGAGGTATCTTCGGCGTTGAAGGTGCGTAATCTAAACTAATTATGTGGCGGCCTTAAAACCGCCACATTTTAACATTAATGGTGAAAAGATGAGAAATTTCCTAGTAAATAT